TCTTCTTATAGCTTATTGCTAAGTCGCCACGCACCGTTGCGGTACTGGATAATCTGAACCATCCCAACTACCGGCCTGAATTGCGTAATCAACCCCGCTGGCAGCTTGGTTATATTTCTCATCCAAACTCTATGGCCGGAACTCGGGTGCTCTGCCATGTCAGCACCGATAACCCTCCACATTCGCGCCTTCAACATCCACTGATGAATGGTCCCATGGCACCGTGGTTGAATGGGTTTACGCACCGGGCGGTTGTCTGCATATCTCGGTACTCGAGAGAAGACTTTAGAAGGAATGGTTAGAGGGGTGACAGATGATATTCGAAAAGCCGAGATATAGTACATGTAAAAATTGAGATTGGCGCAGAAAAACTTACGAGACGCAACTAATTAGTCTACAGCGCCACGGTGGTAATACAGCGAGCACCACAAGCGCGGGCATGAGAGCGTCGTCCATTCATATTATTACTCGGGATTGGCCAAATGTCAGCAACAAAATGCAAATAGGTCTACTCTAGCTTGACAATGTATAAACATTTTCAACAACGTAAGCAAAGGATGTCGACATTTGCTTCTACCGTGTCGTGTCAAAGAGGTAAGACGTCTGTCGCTCATCACCTAAAAAACGTGATCTAATGCCTACTCCTTCCATATATCTATAAGTGAAGCTACGAAATTGTCATGATCAGACCAGGAGTTTGACAAAGTGGCGTATGCCAGCGCGCCCGGGAGAAAGGTGACATCATTCTCGGATGCAATTTAGTAAGATTGTCGCTTCTCAGAGATATTCCACGACTAGCGACATGCCCTGTTTCCACGTGTGGGCGCCCTGCGGTTGATGGCCACGGCCAGCCCCCTTTCAGGTTTCCAGCCGCCTTAGTTGAGTTTCGGTCAAGCTTGCGCGCTTCGCGATTTTGTCCGCCTTTCATTCTTTTGTCAGCCCGGCGAAATCCCGGCCATTCAGGCAAGCCGAGCATCTCGGCCTCACCTCATTAACGATGCCGAAACAGTCCAAGTTCAGGGTAAGCGCGTCCGCCCTTTCAGCCATTTGACTGAAAGGTATTTATCAGGATTAAACATGGAAGCTCCTTAGCTGCATGTATCTTCAGGCCAGGTTAAACGGGAGCGGTGTATCGATAGCGAGGCCAGGCCGTATCCAGCACGTTCATGTATCCCGCAGTGATCTGCGCCGTTAGCCTCCCCTTCCAGTAGCCGCTTTTGGACGGTAAGAGTTATACGGCGGCTCGGCTGGCAAACTCAGATCATCAGAGGTGTACTTTCGGTAAGTGATCGTCAGCGCCATCAAGATTATCGAGAAGCCTTCATAATGGCCCGTAGATGCTTCACCATCGATATTGCTGACAGCAAACTGCAGATCCTGTGTCCCGTCACTGTTTCTCGCCGGGAGAGCAACGGCGATTGCGCTGGCGGTAAAGGTCAACACTTCACCGGTTTCAGTTGTCGCTGTTATATCGTCGTAGCCGTCGCAGAGATAAAGCACATCGTCGCCAATATTGATCTGCAATGTCTCGATGATGACCTCTTCTCCGCTGCTGGCATAAAGCCTGTTCAGTATGGTCATGATTCAGGCCACTCCCTGTTAAGCGCAATGTCGATAATGCTGCTGTTGATGATGTAGTCCGGGAGCTGCGCCCAGCCGTCATCAAGAACCGGTCGTTTCCACAGCTCAAGAGTTGCGGAAAACTGCCAGTAAATCGGGGCAACCAGAGTCGGCCCCTGATAAATGTCAGTAAACCGGCATTTGTAGAACTGCACACCCAGCGGCGTTTGCAGCTTCATGAAGAACCAGTCAACACCGTCGGTAATGGCTTCGCGATACCAGGCCTCGAACAACTGCGCCTGCGCATCGGTTTCCATAAACCATTGCACATTGGCCTGTGTTGGCGTCGATATGTACGCTCTGCGCTGCCTGGCGCGCCCGGTAGTCATCTCTGTTCGCTTTAACGGGCTGATGGGTTGAAGCGCATAACCGTCCTGCAGCGGCATAGGCAGGTAATCATGAGGGTAATATTTTTCAGCCATCAGGTTGTCCTCCGTCCGCTATACATACCCCTCATTGCATTACCTACCTTACCGTTTCCCTTTACGATTTGATTGGCAACCTGATCCAGTGCGTCGCTGGTGGCCTGTTTCTGAGTTTGTGCCAGAGAGACATTCATCTGATCCGGGGATACCCCCTGCTGAATATTGAAGTTCTGTGTTATTGGTGCGTTCATCGTCATTGCCTGACTGTTGTCATTGCTGACGTTCTGCGCACCGGTACCAAACCCTGGCTTACTGAGCGTGGCATCCAGAGAACCACCATTGCGCAGTGCCTCAAGATTCGATACGCCGATCCGGTTGGTTGCAGCCTGGTCAAAAACATACTCACCTTTATGCACTATCCCAGCTGGCTGGTACTTTCCACCTGGCCCAGTAAAACCACCAGTTGCAAAACCAACATCAGCTACGGCAGCAATGTTGGAAACTATGCTCGCTGTCGCCGCAGCAACTGAGGCCATAGCGGCGATGTTGTACGGGAACGGGTTGGCGGCCGCCATCGCAATACCCTGCTGGATGGATACTAGCGACTGCGCAATAGCGAATGCCTTGCTGGCGGCGAACGCTGCTTTATAAATCCCGGACTGTTCGCCGAAGCCTGTCGCCAGAATCTGCAAACCGCTGTCAATCATGGTTTGCGTCGCGCTGGTGATGATTTCGTTTTTCTGTGATTCAATAACCTGGTTGGCTTGCGCCGCCTGCTGACGGATTGCTGTCATGCGCGCTTCGCCTTCCGTGGTGATTTGTGCAGCCTGGGCATATGCCGCTTCCTGCTCCTGCAACCACGTCTGTAACTGCTGTTGCGCCTGATCGAGCTGTATGTACTGCTGTTGCATACCGCCGAACGTGCCGGATAGCTGGCCTCCGGTCGGTGTAAGGTTACCGACGACGCTTTTTACAGACGGCGGAAGGGTGACAGGCGTGTTTTTGTAGATATCAGCGCGGGTTTTGTCGTATTCACCAGGTGCGAGTTTCCCGGTCGATTTTGCCTTTTCAAGCAAGTCCAGGCGCTCTTTCAGCAAATCGTTCTGCTGCTCATCCTTGTTTTTCACCTGCTCCTGCATTTTCCGGTAATCATCGAGCGTTTTTACCTGGTTACTCAGCGCTTCCTGCGCCTTATACGCCTGCAATATTTCGTCAGAACGAGCCAGAAGTGATTTCTGATCAGCCGTGAGCTGCGTTTTGGATTTCAGGTCGGCAATCTGCTGTTCGAACTTAATACGTGCCTGTGTAGCGCTGGTGAGCTTATCGCTCGCATCAAGTTGCGACTGCATAGCGGATGTCTGCTGGTTAATCTGATCAAGCAGTCGTGTCGCTTGCATACTGGACCTTTCTATGGACAGTGGTGAAAGGCCAGTGGTACTGGCCCGATGTCGACGAAGGTCCGAGGAACTCGGGTCGTGTCCGACCTGCGACCGCAGCCTGCCCTACGGCGTGCCAGTGGCGCGCGCCGAGTGACGGGCGTCTCGGGGAAAGCGCTAGCAGCCCTTCTCGACGCGAACGTTGTACCGACCCGTTTCTTCGCGACCGATTTTGTGAATTCGGTAGATTGTCCTATGCAAGAGCGAGCAGTATGAAGAGCGGGTCCGCATTTTCCCGGTTCCCCGCCGCATCTGGAACGCTCCCGAAGTGGTCAGCGTCGTGGAGCATCTCCGTTCTATCAGTACGTCGAGTATACCTCGGTGCTCAGGAGCCAGGGATGACCGACCTAGGAAGGGAGCGGGCACCGCCTCCTCGAGCCCGGCTCTGCCCGCAACAGCTCGTGCAGCGAGTCTCGTGCGTCGGAGCAGTAGCAAAAGGCGTCCAACAGCCCGGTGCAATCACGTGCTTCTACCGCGGGTTGTTTCCAGAACGCTTGCGAGCGTCAACTGCGTATGTACCTGTACATCGCAGAGCAAACATCGCGGACCGGGGTCGGGTCCGCGGTCGAGCCTCTCCAGCGGCCGGAGCCCGCGCCCCGCCCCCCCGCCGCCCGCCGCCCCGCCCCCCGCCCATGGATACTGCTCCGGGGTGGGAGAGACCAACCGCTGTAGTGTAACTACGCTTAGACGCACGCGAGCGCCCGGACCGGACCAAGAGCGAAATCCACGTGCCAGCGCCTGGGAGAAGGCAGAACGGGCTACCAGGCGCTTTCACGAACGCGTGGCGTAAGCCTATACAAACTGAGCGGCGGTCCGTCCAGCTGTGGCCTCCCTCAGCCTCTCGCGGCACCGCGGAACAGCACGCACGCTAGGACCGACGGTTTCGGACGCGGTCCAGTGGCGGTCCTACTACGGGCATGCCAAGGTCAAGCGTCTCAGCTTCCGAGCGATGCCACTGCTCTTCCCGCTCGCATTCTCAGCTACAGGCTGGGCCTCTGCGGGCTGGTGCGCGCGCGTCCCTCACGCATACATGGCTGCAACCGGTCCGGCTTGCGGACCTACCTCTTCTGCAGGAGGCGTGCGCGAGCGAGCCGGCACGCCCCAGCGCCCGTGCTTTCCCGCGAACGGCCGCAGCTGCACCGGCGCACTAATGCCCAGAGCACCTACGGGGGGCGGCGTCTTCGCGCGAGTGCCCCGTATCTACCTACGGAGTCGCAAATTATAGCCACGCCCTGTCGACAGCGCGCTATTCAAAACCTGCGACTACGCTGCCTAAAGTCTTCGAGTCTCCCACGTCGACGTTTCCACACTAGACCTTGCTCGAAACTTTTCGATTGAGTGCGCCTTATAAGAGGACTCCTATTAATTTTTCGCGATGCGAGAAGCTCCGTGTTTATGTGACTCCTTACCCGAAAGAGCCGCGATAATGTGTTCGTATTATCAGGACTCGTCCGTCTTCGTAGTTTTTATGTCGTCCTGCGGGCTAAGACCCAATTATGCGTCAGAGACTGGGTCGTCCGCGATTGCGTGATCTGCAATAAGCTCCTCGCCTCCCGCAAAAACCGCGCGACCAACGGTAGTCACTCGCATTGACATCAGCCTTTGAATCGGCATAATTGCTACCGTAACATGTTTCTGCGCTCTCCCAACGTCGTTGGCTTCCCAGTCCGGGACAGACCCGGTACAGCTACGTCTGCTGAC